CATTAAGCTGCAAGCTTATGAGATCCAGAAGAAGGAGAATCAGTGCGATTTTTCTGAACTGACCGATTGATTAGATGGCACCGTGCGACGGAACGAGATGTAAGTCAATCCGTGTCCTATCAATTGAAGAAGGGGAAGGGAGCAACCACTCCCTATGATCCGTAACGCCTCTTAAGGATTCCACCCTCCAGCAAAATTATGGAGCGTGTGCCCTTTATTACTACTTTGTGTATTACACAATCAGGGGTGGGCAGCCTCAAGACCTGCAACAAGCCTTTTGATGTATTTACTATCGAAGATGGTTAGCCTTAACCTGCACACTCTCGAGTGTGTGGGGGTTCGCCTAGACGTATCAAGAGACATCATCTACAAACTTGATTATGTAATTTTGTTTGCTATACATAACTTGAAGGAAAACGGCCGACTGTATGCGAAAGCCAGTTGGTGTAGTCCGGAATGTTTGTTTAGTGATCCATATGAGTTATAATGAAACATGCGTGAAAGTTGAGCTACGAGGTAGGTAGAAGTCCAAAAAGTTCTGATCCATCTCCACGCGCCCGATAATGCAGTGGTCACTGCACCGGGAATGCCGGCAATAACTTGACTGCGAACTCTATGCAAATAGAACGTTTATACAGTCCGTGTGAGGAAACATGCATGGAAGGAAGATTTGCTAATGTTTCAACAATCCGTGACCATGATTGGTACCTCAATCACGTGTCCGACCGTACGCCAGTATCGCGTAATGAGTATATATTTGAGGGTTACGGCAGTGTATCCCAATACTCCAATAATTATGTGGGCTATGACGATGCAGAATGTCGTAATAGCACACCTCTAGATGAATGGGAGGCCCGTTACCTTGGACTCGTTTTTCATCATGTTACCGTGGAAAAAGATTATGAAGATGATCATGCACGCCACAAACGCATGACGTTAGCTTTGGCTCAAGCACAATATGCTGATGACGAAAATGATATTGATTACAAGCGTGAATACGCTCAAATCTTAAATCATTTTGATGTCGAGTATGTGCAAGAGAGAAAGAAGGATATTGACTGTTATTGTCCTATTCGGCGAGATGAACACCATTTTGGTGTTTTTGGAGACTTGGAAAGTGCTGTTTTGCACATGGAAGCTCCTAATATACCTTTTATAGATACTGATTGTTTGGATGATTACACTGACATTATGGTAAAAATAATGTCACGTTATCCGTCTATCAGTGATCGTAACGCAATGGCTTACGTTAACATGTGTCACCGTACATTGTCAGACTTAGTCGATCGTGGCTATTTTGATATCGGTAAGGCAAAGTTCACGAAAGTTGTACGGCGTTGTATGTATGCTATTCGTGCTACAGGTAAGGTACCCAACGTTGCATCAATGTTGAGTCCAAACTTTAACACATGGATAGATAAATATCGTTTACCTAAAGGAGACAAAACAGGAGAGTTTGTGTGGAATTATATGTTTCATTTTACTCTTATGTATCACCCCAAGGTTAAACAAAACAAACGGTTCAATATGCTTTTGGAAGCATTGGTACGCGCACGCGTAGATGCAGCCAACGGTCATATGTTTGAAAAAGAGTTTAAGAGTATGTTAAACAACGGACTCAAGGGCATTGAACCAGAAGCTTATGATGAGGTTGCTACCAAACTCATTGCAGCTATGAAGACGCAAGTGGCAGAATCTCTTACGGGAGGTATTGACCCTGATCTTCTATCAGCGGCAAAAATTTTCATGACTGTCGTGGGTGGTCTCGTAATCACCACGCTAGTCTTGTTTTGTGTTAGATATATTTTGGGTGAGTGCCATGCGTTTGTGATGTTTCTCAAGAATTTGATTTTTCCTGAACTTACTCGCAAACAATGGCGTCAAACTGAATTAGAAGACACAGAAAAACAAGCCACAGGCCATATGTGGGAAAATATAAAACCACTGTGCGTGCGATTTGGAATTATGCTGGTCCAGGTTATAACTGGAGCACCTACTAATGCACGCGAAGTGAGTGAGTGTTTGCGCACCATAAACTATGGATCTTCGTTCATAGAAACAATACTCACTAATGTGGAACCACTATTTCGCATGGCTGCTTGTAAAATCACAGGAGATAAGATGTGGATACAAGCTGACATGGACGATGATATAATGGAACATATAGCCAATATAGAAGAGTTGCGAGCAATACCTAACTTGCATATGCGATTGGGTAACGATTTGGATTTGTGTAAACGTGTTAAGAGTTCTTATCACTGGCATACTCAAAATCTTGCTTCTCTACGGTCTGCTGGCATTAGAGATAAGACTTTAGGTGTTATTCTCGGTCGAGCAGAAAGAGACCTATATAAATGGTATGAGACGGCTGTCGATGCGACGAACAATGCGGATAGTAGATTAGTACCGATTTCTATAATGTTGTCGGGACCCGTTAATCAAGGCAAAACTTCTATGATAGAAGCTATTGTCAAAATTGTTCACGCTTTTTTCCAGAAACATGGTAAATATGAGAACGACGCTCAGAAGTACTTTTCGAAAGCTAAAGACAGTGAGTATTGGGATGGTTACAACCACCAAATTACGTACATTGTCGATGAGTTTTTGGCTAGTGCTTTGCCCGAAGATCGTAATGCCCAGCTTATGGAGCTACTTGGAGTCATCAACAACGGTGTGTATCCTTTAAATTTTGCGGATTGCAAAAGTAAGGGTAAGGATGTGTTTGATTCGCCTTTGGTGATATATACATCCAATTACACGCGATGGAAAGAGATACAGATGACTGACCCAGAAGCTTTGTTCAAACGAATACATTTTCCGTTAGAACTACGTCGGGGTACGACTATTAAGAGTGGCGTGGATATACCTACTGCTTGGGAAGTCACACTCACGCAACATGCTTTGGACAACAAAGCCTTGTACGCGGGTACACCTCAACGTTTCTGGGACACAGTTGTGGAACAGAAAGATTCTAAGGACACACGCAAATGGATATCTTTTGCTGTGTTCATGGATATGATTCTGGCCGAGTACACGGAACGATTATCAGCCAAACCTTTGACCAATCACATGGGTGATGTTCAAACTTATTGTGCTAACTTGTTCCCAAAGTATTTTGCCGACGGAGAGACCGAAGAAGGATCTCTGTTTTGCGATTTTCAGGAACGCTTGGAAGATGGTACTGATGATGGTACCAACTCCCTTATATATGAAAACGTGTCGGAGGAGGATTTTTTGGATAAATATCTTCCTTCGGTGGACGGTGAATCATCTATGGGTCATATGTTTTCGTTGTGGGCGAGTTCCGGTAACGATGACAACTCAAGTTCAACCCTCCGTGGACTAAGTAGTTCAACAAAGAGTTCTTCAGCTAGTGGTTATTTTTCACATTACACATCAGTGGAAATTGACCCGTTGGAGGACGTTGAAGTTTCAGAAACGTTTGAGGAGGCGTTGCAAAAAGCTTGCGACGTTCTAGGAGCGGATGCGTTCCAAACGTTTCTGCAGCTTTACAAGTCTGTACAAGACGAGGCAACGAGTTTTGCAGCACAGCTTCACAATGGAGGACATTTGATACCTCCCTGCTACCGTGAGGGTTACAGGTACATGCTCACAGCACATAAAGTTTTCTTTTGTGTGTGTCGAGATACAGCCCAGCTCAAGAAAGAGTGGATGGATCAGGTGTATCCTGCACTACATTGTGTGGCTAATTCGTTAGATGGAACGTTGTTACCACGAATGTTTCCAAAACAATTTGATGCTCTGATACAGGAGTATTATACGTTTATAACACACGATGATGGTATAGTGCTAGGTGCAAAAGCGCTTACATATTGTTCTACTAACGTAGAGCAATATGCACGTGAACACCCAGCCAACCACATTTTGTGGAACGCAGGAGGTTTTCATGTTGGAGCTCGTAGGCACAATCATGGTCAAGATGATATATGCCAGGAGTTGCACAAACACCACGTTTGTGGCGCCTTTTTTTCAGGCGACGGGCCAGATGTGCCTAGATTCAAACGAAAGGTAAATGATTTTTGTGCTGTTATGACATGTGTTGCTAAACACATTACTACCACCACTACTCAATTTACCTCAACTTTGATGACACACATCAAAACTGCGGCGACCCCTCTGTATCATGCGTTAGCGCAACGTATGCCAGGTATTATGATATATGTAGGCAGTATGTTAGCTAGTTTAGCGTTTGTAGCTCTTGTAGCTGGCGTCTCGACGTTGATACAGAATGTGGTTAATAAGTATTCCTCCGGCCATTCCGAGACACATAAGAACCCTATGTTGTTCAGGAAAGGAAGGGATAAAGATACACCCACAAAATACTGTGCTACTGGGCATCAGATGCACCAGCAAGATGCACAGTTGGCAGCTGTTACTACACGAAACAGTATAACACGACACTTTCTTATATCTTTTAAGACAGGTGAAGAGGTTAGAGGTAAGTGTATAGCTTTGGGTAAGTACTTGTTTTTCCATTCTCATGTTCTGTGGGCCTTTGGAGATATTGCTACATTAACCGTGTGTAATGACCCCAAAATACAGGTTAATGGTTCTCAAACTTTCTATCCTAGAGATTTTGTTATTCGTGACTACATGGAGGACGCGTATAACAAAAGAGACATGGTTAGATTGGAGTTTGTGAGCAAGTATAACTACTTAGGTAAGAAACCAGACACTTATTTGGTTTCCCAACGAAAGTGGGACAAACAACTCAAATCAGAAGCACTCATACGTGTTATGGGTGCTGGTGATAATCGTAAGATATCTATACCACATGTGGTTAAAGATGTTTTCCGTATTGGACGACCCTATGGAACTAAAATAGAGGTCGAAGGTGCGGTACACATTAGAGATCACGAAGCAGGATATATGGCTTATGATACACCCTCCCTACCTGGAGATTGTTCTGATCCATATATATCGGGCGTTATGCTACTAGGTTTGCATGTTGGATATGCAAATGGAGATAGCGTATTTATGCCTATATATCTGGAGGATTGTGAAGATTCTGTAGGTATTGCACATATGAATTATGTGCCTCGTGTTGTGGCAACGGACCTCTACATGCCGCCAGGTGTATTACCTTTGGGTATGGTATCCAAAGATATGACAGGGCGTCCGGTGGATCCGTATGTGTCTACCATCTACGGACCGCGAGGTCACGATGGAGTAGGCGGATATAGACCAGCTGTTTTTCCGTTGGCTCGTGTTCCGAGTCCGTTAACTGGTCTTCCGGGTCAGTCACCGTGGTCTAAACACAACAATAATTACAGTAGAACCCATTCGCCGCCTGTGCCGGTTTCTTATATGGTTCATATCAATAAGGATCCTGCATATTACGTGCGACCGTTTTTCACAGTACCATCTGATGTTCGTTGTAGACGACTCACTGATGAAGAAGTGGATAATGGCATCCCGGGTTATTTAGTGGGTGTGGATGTTTCCACATCTCCGGGTTTGTTAGGTAAGGTTTATGGTAAAAACCGTGACCAACTGTATCTGAGGGATTCGGACGGAAAATTACGTCCTGGACCAGAACTTGTAGATGCGGCGAATGATATAGCCGACAAGATACGTAACAACACTATACCAATGGTTATGTGCTGCGAGAATCTTAAAGCGGAAACTATACCGCCCAATAAACTACCGCGTTGTTTCACAGGTGTCTCTATTGAGCACCTTAGATGGACTAAAGCAGTAGTGGGCGATGCCCTCGGTTATATGAAGAAGCATGTTGTTGGTTCGGCATGTTCTGTGGGAGTTAACCCTCACAGTCATCAATGGGCCATGTTGCATGCTGAGTTTGTAGACGGTTTTGGTGATGAAGGTAATATCATAGCGGGCGATCTTAGCAACTGTGATTTATCTTGTCATCCTATTTTTGTTGGGGCTATGGTTGCTTTTCTGAACATGTTTTATAAATATGATCAGAATAGTGAATCATTTCGAGAGCTAGAATTCTGTTGTCTTTCGATAATCAACCAGGCGCGTTTACGAGGTAAACGCTTGTTTGAGATATTTAGAGGACACCCTTCTGGGCACTACCTAACGACATTGTTTAACTGTGTTGTGATTTTCACTATACACAGGTATGCATATACGGAGTTAGTAGACGTGAATGAATATCCATGGCATGAGAATGTCAGGCTAAAAGTTTACGGCGATGATTCCCTTGGATGTGTGCATGACCGGGTCAAAGACTGGTATAACATGCGTACTATTCAACCTTTCTTCGCCATGTTCGGTATGATATATACCGATCCTGCGAAAAGAGAAGACTTTCCCCCGTTTATTGCGCGTGAAGACGCCAATTTTCTGGGACGTGGGTTTCGACCCACACCTACGATGATGTGTGCGCCATTGAATTTGGATGCTATTTATGGCATGGTTCACTGGGTTCGTACAGAATCGTTAACTGTTGACGTGGCACTTGATACTAATATCAAGTGTGCACTTATGGAGATGTACCATCACGGTGAGGAGGCTTTCGTTAAATTTCGAAATCTTCTGTACTTGGAAGGTATTAAACGAGACTATGTCTCGCAATCACTTGTTGGTCCTTATGATTATGCATATTTTTATGAGTACCACTGTAAATGTTATACAAACTGTGATGACATCTGTAGTTTCAATACGGATGCCCTTACAGATATGTTTTTCTGTTAGTCAGTGTGATCGCTACCTGCCTTTGGCAAGCAGGTAGTGCTACTGCAAAGATAGACTACGGTCTAGCCAAACTGAGCTGAGAGTTTCTTGATCTTGGGATTCTTATAGCTTTAAATAGATCAGCGAACAGCATGATAATAATAAAATGGGCTTGTATGCATCGGAGGATGCTACTAGTTCTACTACTGCTCAGGTACTTACAGAGCAAACTTACGTCGAGGAATCAATTCTTGACGCCCCCCCCCCCCTCACTTTAGGTGCGTACTTACATCACGCAGGTATAGATGAACCGACACCCCTGTTGGAACGGCAATACTTAATTGATAGCAGAACCATGAATGATGGTGATGAGTTTTTCTTGGATGCATGGGAATTACTCTTGGCCACTCCTCAAATAACGGAATTGATAAAACGATACCGTTTGATGAGGGCTGACCTTGAAATAGCAATCCAAGTTAGCGCATCAGTCACAACTTATGGTATGTTGGTTTGTACGCCCCTGTACAACTACACAGATGCCGTTATGAGCGATCGAGGACTTGATTGGCGGCACATGTTATGTGCTCCGGACGCAGTGCTTTTAGACGTTTCACGACGTGAACGAGCAGAGATAACGATACCGTATGTATCTCCGTTCGATTATCAGGCACTGCACGTAGTGCGCTCTGGCACTGCGCGTATGACGCCACAAAACGTTCTTTACATCACACTCCAGAACCTACGGAGTATACAACCTGATGTCCCAGCACCGTACATAGATCTCCAAATATGGGCAAACTTTTCAAATGTCTCGTTAGCATGTCCTATGTATGCAGACGGGCAAATGATGTCCACACCTGCAAAAGCTCATAAGGTGTTACAGACCATCGGAAACACGTTAGGTGTAATGGGAGGTCTGGCGAGTTCATATGACATTCCGGGTTCTGCCCAGCTGAATACCATGCATAAGATGGTAGAAGATGTGGCCATGGCAACCAATCAGATGGATACAGTTATAAGAAGTATCCAAGAGGTTACGGGAACCACCGGAGAAAACAACGAGCCGGAGCCCTACCGACTGGCTCCATGGGGTGACTTGGTTAGTCCAACGTACACGGCCACCCAACAGTTCATGGGTGCAACGAAAATATCCAGCCTCCCACAGGTACCTACTGAAGGGCCTACGCAGGATTTTAATTTGTACAGTATATCCAAGTTACCTTGTTGGCAATATGATGGTATTATGACGAAAGGAACCACGATAAAAGAATCGATAAAACCATATAATATGGTTGGATGGTTTCCAAATATCGTGGATCTTTTTAGGAGATACAGAACGTCGTACAAGGTGTCCTTACGTTTTTGCACTTCCCCGTTAGTCACCGGTAGAGCCCAGGTAACTGTTCATTGGGACGCCACTGCAGCGGATCCCCAACCAGGAGATACGTACACACAGATCGTTTCAATACAAGGAACAGTGGATCATTGTTTTACTATACCCTATGTAAACTTCAGTCACTGGTATCAGACAGGTACTGAGGGTACAGATTATTCAAATTATCTGACACCTAAAGTTACTGTTACTATTGCGGAGCTTACGAGTACTAGTGAACCAGGCGTGGCACCTTCGTTGGCGATACTCATGTTGGTGTCAGCGGCAGACGACCTTGTGTTGCAGTACCCACAATCCCCATTCGTCAGCAGGCATGAGAGCTCATTCGTGGCCGAAGGACACATGAACCTTTCCACGTTGCATTCACGGCAGGAGGCATTCCCAAGTGTCTCCGGTTCTATACCGCCTGTTGTTGACGAGGCTGATGTTTCTACGGTGATGGATTTACTTAACCGTTACTCGCTATCACAGAATCGGTGGTTTGCAGTGGATAATTATGTAGACGGAGTGTCATATGTTAGTCCCGCTGTATCCAACGGAGTTGCTCAAGGAACTTTTGATTGGCTTGTAAACTTGTTTGCTCGGTTCACTAGTGGATCCCGCCGTTTCAAGGTTGAAATGAACGAAGC